AAAAGTTTTTCGGTAAATTCACGACCTTCTTTCACTTTCTTTTTGGCACGGAGAATAGCAAAATCGTGTGCGTCAACCTTATTGTTTTTGTTTGCATCAATCTTGTGTTGGTCACCTTTGAGTTCTTCAGCGACTTTCTTTTTGCCACGGAGAATAGCGAAATCGTGTGCATCAATCTTTTTATTTTTATTGGCATCAATTTTGTGTTGATCACCTTTTAATTCTTCGTCATACCTACCTTTTGTTTTCATGTGATCTTCTTTGTCTTTCTGCAACAACTCTTTTGTTTTAGGACCTTTGAGATCATCAACGGAAGATTTTGTTTGGTCTTGTTTAGCTTTTGCAGAATTGCCATAACTACGGCCATACACTTTCACGCCTGTGGCAGTAGGTTCTTTAATTGGACCAGCTTCATCAATAATATTTTTAACTGCATCCACTAAAGATTGGCTTACATTATTTTTTGTAAACATTTTTTTCTCCGTTGTTTTTCTTCTTTTTAATTGTAATTGTTTGAGATTGGTTATCGGATGGAGTAACCATAGGCTCTTTATTTGAAGCACCACCAAGTGTACCACCAACACCCATGTCGTTGGCACCAGGGTCATCTATTGCTTCTAATACTTTTCTAAACTTACTAAATTGTTTTTGTTCTCTATATGTTACATCGCCAAGACCGGACATGGGATATACTGTTCCCTGCTGGCGTGTATCGTATTCTGGACCTATTCCGGTCACATTTCTAATTCTTTGGCTTACCGACTGTATGTCGGTAAACCGTTTTTTGCTTACTTTTTCTTTGTCCTTGGAGAAGTTACTTTCTTTGGAGACTGGCGAGATTTTGAGGATGGGCTTTTGGGCTTCGGTGTAGGTACGGAAGTTGTAGCTGCCACCTCTTCTGTTTGCGTTCCACTTGATATCGTCTGCGTTGGGATCGCTGGCTCGGTTGTCGGCTGGGATACTGTCGAGTCCACTTGCTCGGAGTTCTGGCGTGGTTTTAATTTTATAAAATCGATTAGTGCTTTTAACATTTTTTTCTTCCTTAAATAATGAAATATTTCTATTTTTCCAATCACTAGCGATATCACTAATATTGCCAGCATCCAAGAATTGTTTAGTAAATTGATATACCTCTGTAATATCCTCTTCTTTGGTATCTATATCACCGGTATTATCAAAACCAATAAAATCAACAAACGATTCTTTGAAATATTTAGTATTTTCTTGACATTTCATCCATTTGTCATACCGTACAGATTCCACCATCATTCTGGACAATGCTGAGTTTCTCTCCTTACTAACTTCATTTGTGGTATTGACAAAAATCATCATTGTGTCATACCCCAATTCTTCCAATTCCTCTTTTATATATGACATCTTTTCAACGTCATCAGCTGGTCCGTTAATAATTAATGGACCCCTTTTACGAATAGCCTCTCTACGGAAATCACTTGTTTTTTCTGATAGTTTTTGTTTATCACTCAAGTAATCTCTAGCTTGAACAAAATTCAACTCTACGATTTTGGACTCTGCAATAGCTTCACGAATCACAATATCTTTACCAGAACCTGGACCACCAGTTACAAAAATGGCTTTAAATTGGCCGTGATCGTGTGCTTCATGCAACCCCATACCCTTACGAGTGTCGTGCATGAGTTCTTTTGCGTGTTTATCTGACACATGATCAGGAACACCTTTTCTAAATTCTCCAAAGTTTTTATTTTTGGCATGTTCTCTCATTTTGGTACCTGACATTCCGGTGGAACCTTCGGCATCAGGATCTCTGTGGCCAGCAGAATGTACTGTAATCTTTTTAAAGTCGTAATGACCGTGTTTACCTTTTACACCATTATATTTGTGTAAAGAATCTTTAAATTCTTTTACTCGGTCCGAACCAACCACAACATGAAGATGTGTTACACCTTTCTTATGTAAGTCAGCTGCGTGATGAAAAATAGAAGGGTGCTCTTTTGAAGAAGTTTTAAAATTGGTACCAGGAGAATAACGTTTTAAATGTTTTAATTTTTGTTCACCTGATAGTGGATTCTTTTTGGAATCTTGTGAATGAGAAACTATGACGGTGTGTTCAGCATTATGTTTTTCAGCAACATCTTTAACTTTATGAATAAGTTTAAGGTGTCCTGTTGTAGGAGGATTCATGCGACCAAAGGTCATCACATGATGTTTTTGTGATGATTCGGCTTCTTGGACTAAATCTAAAAATGATTTCATTTACGAACTTTTAACAAATTTTGTTTAGCAAATTCTGCACGGTTAACCAATTTGGTTGGTTGACTATCATGGTGTACCACGAATCCTTCGGGTTTTGATTTTTTACCAGCAATGTGATGTTCATAATGACCTTCATGTGTTTCTAATGATTTCACCAAAGCATTTTTGGCTTGATGTAAATGATGATGCATCGATAATAAATTTCCATAGTGTGCTTTATGTTTTTCCACATGAGAAATTTGTGAAGCACCTTCTTTTGTCTTTTCAGATTTAGATTTTTCAGTAGTAACTTTGGCAGATTGTTTTGCGTGAATATCGTGTAAATGTTCTTTAAATCCTTTAACACTTGGTACTTCATCGTGTCGTACTGTTTTGTTTATGTATGTTGATAGGTGGCCAGCTTCTCCGCTATGCTTTTTGTGTATAGAATCATACATCTTGTGACCATGTGTGTCATGAATTTCTTTGGCGGCCGCCATGTGTTTTTGAAAGTGTTTTTCATTCTCAGCTGAGTGTTTAACTTTACTTGTATCATGTTCAGCACCATGAATGTGTACATCTGGATGTTCTTTGAATTTGCTTGTATCAACGTGAGGTGAAGCATGTTTCATGTCATCACTATATTGATGGTGAACAACAACTCCAACTTTAGACTTTTTAATTTTGGCGGCTTCTTTACCTTTGGCGGTATAAGTGATTGTATTTGGAGTAAAAGAAACATCACCTTTGGCTTCAACAATGTAACCTTCATGTAATGTCTTTGTGTCGGCATGGTGCATCAAATCACCTTGATACACACCATGTTTAGGTGTTACTTTAGGTAAATGTTTCAAAGCGTGTTTGAGTGTTTTTGCTAAACCTGGAGCATGTCCGTGATTTTTATCAATATCTTTTTCTGTATGGTTAATCTTTGGAGTTTTATTGAACGCAGATTTGGTTGCAACAAAGAATTTACCATTCTTAGGATGATGACCAAAAACAATAGATGGTGAACCATCATATTTCATTGTTAGATTGGTGTTTTTATGTCCTCCGGTCATGTGAGCATGAGCTGTCATTAAAGCTGCATGTGCATGTTCAAAACCGGCATGGCCGTGCATCAATGGTCGATCTTCAGCATGATGAATGTGTTTGAGTTCGGAACTTTGTTCCGATTCTTCAGTTAAGAATGACTTAAATGATAACATTGAATTTCCTTTAGATTTGCAACACACTATGGTTGCCGATTTGCTTATTTATACAACATTTAAATCCTGATAGTCAAACCATAAGGATATTCGATTCGATATATACGATGTCGAATTGTTGGATTTAAAACAATTTTTGTGTCCAAGTTTTAGGAGTTTTGTCGGAGATAATTTCCAGTGGTAGATGATACTCAAAAGGTCTTGTTCCTCTTGATTTTAAATAATCAATTTGTTTTTGTAGTGATTGTTCCAATGTAATTTTTGTTTTATAACCAAAGAAATATCTGATTTTATCGGCTGAACAATTGGCGTGTTTTACTTCTTGTGGTCGACCTGGCATGAATACCGGATTCAGTTCAAAATTCAACAGCTTGGCAACACCTTGAGCCAATTCTAAAATGGTTACCGGATTTTCATCAGGTCCAATATTGAATATTTCTCCAACCGCTTTAGGATTCTCAGCGAATTCGACAAGGCAATCAACATCATCCGATATATCGGAAAAACATCTGGTTTGTGAACCATCGGCATAGATGATGGGTTGGCGTCCTTGTAACATCAAATTAATCATAATACTTGCCACATTTCTAAAAGGATCGTCATATTTCTGGCGAGGACCAATAATATTATGTGGAATAGCAATGACCAATTCGATACCATGAATCTCGGCAAGATTTTGTAATAGTAATTCTGTGCCATATTTGGCAATACCGTATGGGTCTTGTGGTTTACAAGTCATATCTTCGGTGAAAGGAACTCTATCTTGAGTACCATATCTGGCCATAGATGAACAATGTACAAACTTAGGAACACCAGCTTGAATAGCAGCAGTCATCGCATTAACAGCAATCTGTGTAGTATTTTGAACAATTAAAGATGGAGAAAATACAGAAAGTCCTTCATAAGCAGTACAAGCAGTATGATAAACGACATCACAACCGGCCATTATACTTTTAAGTTTATCGAATTCAAGCAAATCAAAATTATGAAACTCAACACTTTCGGGTACATTATCACGATATCCACCCAAAAGATTATCGATTCCTGCAACTTGGTATCCTTTGGCTAGAAATGCATCTGCTAAATGACTGCCTAAAAAACCTGCTACACCCGTTATAAAAATCTTTTTCATTGCCATTCTGTCCTTTCAAAATCCAACCAATAGGTTTTCATTGTGCCTTTTTTGTGTGTATACCAATAAAATGGAGTAGTATGTAGTAATCCTCGGCTAGAGGTGTAATAAACTGGTTGAGGACCATGTTCTAATGCACCAACAAAATGAGAAAGACCCGTATCACCACCAACATAAATTTCTGCTTGCATAATATGCATTAAGTTATCATTAAAGTCTGAGCTATGAATCCAACCATCTCTGTAACGAGTATTATCGGATTGTAATATTATTTTTTCGTAACCTTGTGCTTGATCACACTCATTTAGAATTTTTTCAAAAACATCCATTGGCCAATTACGATAAGTATTATACTTAGCATCAAATACAGGACACACAACAATCTTTTTTTGTTTTTGTTGATTATTAGGAATCTTTACAACATCACCGGCAACATCACGGAAGTCCCAAATATTAACTCTTTTCCACGGCAAGTCAGCTGTACCGGTACCTAATGAAAAGTAATCTGTATGGTCTAAAAAAAACTGATGCATCTTATGCACATAATCTGCTTCAAATAAAGTTCCTGGTGTCAGATAAAATTTTAAACCAGGAATATTTTTTCTAAGATGTTCAACAATATTTGCAACAGCAATTAAATCGCCGTTACGAATAGCACCACCAAAAGTTTCACGAGAAACATTTACAATCATACTTTCTCACCTACAATTATAAATGAATCGTTTAAATCACGGTCAGAATAAAAAATATTAATGTAACCTCGTTCAGTCATGTAATCTTTAATAATTTCAGATGTAAAGATGTGGTTATGTTTACGGTTGTTCCAGGGGCGCCAATATTCTTGGTTATAATGTGGCAGATATAAAAACAAAACTCCGCCGGTTTTAATTTTATCTGTCCAGTAATCAAGTGCTTTTACCCAATCAGGAAGATGTTCTAAACAATGACTTGAATATATGTAATCTATTTTTTCATCAGGAAGATTATATGCTTCCCATTGATCATCAAATAAAAGATCGATTGGTTGAGCACCAGGAAAAGCCCATTCTAAACGATTGCAGCCAATGTCATATCCAAATCCTTTACAGAAATGTTTTGCAAATGAAATAGCAAACTGTGATGCGTTACCTTCAGCTTGAAATTGTGGATAAGTTTTATTTTTATAGTTTAAAATGTTCATCAAGGTTGTCTGTATTAAGGTCATTCAAGTATAAAAGTTTACCGTTGCGGTCGCCATAATAATGTTTTTCAAATGAATATTGAATTGGTTTATCATTCCAAATTTTAATTTCATCATCATAAATTACTAAATGTTTTACATTCAGTAAATCAGCAATATTAGAAACTCCAGTAAAGGTGGAAACAAATGGAAATTTGCTGTTCTTAATTAAATAGGCATTTTCCATTATTGGTCTATTATAATCTAAAAACACACCTTTGTCAAGATGTGATAAGATGCCACTCTTTCTTCTCATATCCATATCATCACGGAACCATCTATCTCCAATGTAGAATGTATCGGCAATTGGTAAATTTAATTCGGGAACTTTTAATATGAACGAATCGTCCACTTCAAATTTTAAATGTGGATAATAATCATTGGTGTTATTAGATCGGAAGAGCGT